TAGCATTTACCTCAGAAGACTTTCAAACTAAAGTTGTAGATAAAATAAAAGCGCTGGGGTCTGCACCAAACGAAACTGAAGTTTTGCAAAGTATACATGATGGATTAGTCGGCATCGATTACGGTAATCTTGGTGATGATGACAACCAATATGAAATTGGTGGTATTGAAAATCGAGTCGTTAGAGCAGTGTTTGATAAGCCTGAAAATAAAGAAAAATTCCAACAAGTAAAAGATGTTATTAAAATGCAACTTCAAAATTTAGAAGCAACAACCGCATATAGAATTGATCGCATAATGAAAAAAATGGATAATGCTGGAGAAGCTGCACAACAACCAGCTGTGCAACAACCTGTTCAGGAATCATATGATGGCACATTTGCATATATGCAAGATCAATTGCAGAAAGATTCTAAATTCAAAGGAGATACATCCGAATTCAAGGATCGTGGATTTAAACGACCTGCCAATTACTGGCATTGGATGAATAAATAATAAAAAAGGGGGATGGTAACAACCATCCCCCTTTTTGTTTAGTCTTCGATGTCTTCGTCGGAATCATCTACATCATCCGGCACTTCGGAATCTAGTTTATTACCGTATGCCCATTCGGATTTAATTCTCGATTCAAGCTCTGGTAATAGATAGTCCCAAACTTCACTCTTCTTTCTCCATTGCTTGAAAAATCCAAGCTTTTCACCCTTCCAATCTGAGTAAGTAGCTCCATTTAGAACTACAACACCAAGACCCTTCATAATATCAACAATGCCGTAATATTTGTCGAGTCCTGTTGCGAAACTCAGATACATTTCACCTTCAAGATATTGCTTAACAAAGCGATTCTTCACGGTTAATGCTCTGATAGCAACACCAGAGAAGCTCTTCTGAGAAGCTGACTTGGTATCATCAACAGTTTTACCACCGTCGTCCTTCATAGGCTTACGAGCAAGCTGCACGGTGACTGAAGGAAGATACACTGCTGCTTTACCACCAGCAATATTCTTTTCAAGTGTTGGATACATCTGACTAGGATCATCATACACATGGTTTGTCACCAAGATCGGAGTGTTTGTCAAATTAGACATAACTGTACAGGTTTTAAGCAATGACTTGATGCTTTTTGCAAAGGTTCCCATATCAGCAGAAGTATTTTCCTTCTCCATTCGATTAACTTCCATTTCACTCTGTAGGTTTGCAAGAGAGTCAATGGCGATGATGAACTTACCGTCCCATTTATTTTCCTTGATTTTATTCAAAAGCTTATAAACAGAATTTCTGGTATTCTCAGCAGTTTGGGTTTTGTAGTATCTAACTTTAGATGTATCCAATCCCATAGCGGCAGCACTCTCACCGTCGATAGCTCCTTCGGTGTCATAGATTACAACATGCATTCCTTTCTTCTGAGCATTTGCTAGAATTTTAAGAATGAATCCTGTTTTGAATGTATTGTGACTTGAGATTCCACCGCTCCAATATCTATGTTCATCAGATCCTACCTGTATATCATATACAGTTTGGGTTTCCAATGTTTCTATTTTTGTAAGTTCAACTCCTCCATCCTTTGTCAGAAGGACATCACCAATATTCAAGTCTTTTGCAAAAACCCAACTATTGTCAAATTTTTGAATTAAATGTTTTTCAGAACACTCAACTGAATTGATTCCTGCTGTTATTTTATAACATGGTTTCTCTGATTTCACCACATACTCTTCAATCTCCACCCAATCTTCGGGAGACTCCACTAAAAACTTAGATTCAATTTTCATCATCTCAGGAACTGTAAGTTCTTGGGAATGATTATATGCATGGTTGCTAAAAAATGCACGGATTTTATCCTCTGTGTTTTTATTTGAACACACTTTAGATTTTTCCAAATCGGACAATGTTTGCGTTGATACTTCACACAATGAAGAAAGTTCATCAAGTGTGTAAAATTCACGAAGTTCTGTTATCAGTGTTTTAACTTTTAAGTTTGTCATATTTATTGTATATCATGTTTTTGTAAAATGTCAACTTTTCTGATTCATCATCTATATTTTCCCAATACCAATATAAATCAAATCCATTATGTTTTGCTAATTCATCTTTTATATTATCTTTTTCTGTGCTTTCTTTAACTGTTCATATTTTTAGAGTAAGTCCTGTGATTCAAGTTGTCCGCATTTTATAAACTCTGAGTTTTTGGTTTTTTGTTAAACATTGGCTGGGTCCAGCAAACTGAGTAACTCTTCCGCGAGGAATCCCACCATACATCGATCCAGAAACAATAGCATTCAATACCATTGAACCTGTATCAATCCAATCATCGGCCTTCACTGTATGTTCACTAAGGTATGAAGAATACGGTGAAATATCAGCCACGCTATCCCAGAGCGCATCTAGTTCTTTTTGATTAATTTCTGACATATATTATAGATCATCGATTGAAATAACCTTTGGAGAAGTTGACACGGCAACTTGCGGCACTGGGTTATTGAGTCTGCTGTATTGCGCGATGATGTTATCAGAAAGTACAACCTCACTGAGGACGATGTTTGACTTGTGATAAGTCCACTTGTTCGAATCTCTGCGATCCTTGTCTAGGAGTTCGAAGAAGAATACTGGAAATGTCTGGACTTGAATTTGTCCATTTCCTTCGAGTTCGAGATGAAGCACCACGGGATTTTCCATTGTGAGTGTCGATTCGGTTTCGGAGTCGAGAATTCCAATAACGGTTCTTCCAATTTGGTCTTGTATTGCGATATGTGTTTTGCTCATATGTTTTTATAGTATATTATAGTTTGATATTGTCAAGTGCTTGAATGTGTCTGTCTAACATTTTTTTATGTTTCTTCCCTGTCATGGTTAGAGATTTACTCTGCGTGTGGAAATAATCACCCCACTCCGAAAGAATAGTTTGCAATTCTTTCAGTTGTGGGTTTTGTAATTCTTCCATTTGATTACTTCTAATCAATGATGCAATTTGCTTGATGATATGCGTCTCGGCATTATCAAGCCCTTTATTGTATGCTTCCTGTATGGTCATAAAATTACTCTGCGAAAAAGTCCAACAAATCGGTTTTTAAATTTTCATTAGGTTTTCTTAGAATCCAACCGACCGACTTATAAAAGAATTCGATATTTCGATACATCAAATTTTCAAACATCTTTTCGTAATTGATTTTGAAAATGTCACCAAACTCGTCTGGATATTTAGATCCGTATCCCACAACGTCAATGTTAAACTTATTGGGAGCCTGTACAGAAATATATCGTATTTTATCTCCTTGCTTCAGCTTTGCATACTTTCCTCCAATGTTCAGCGCTGTTAGTATCTCATTGTGGTAGTGTGCTGCTCGCATATGTTCCTGCATTCTGGACGCGATCTTTTCAAAGCCTTCACACGCATTAGAATACTTGTCAAAAGTATTGATACCACTCAATCTGGATATCATTTCAATCGGCAAGGTTTTAAAAGTTTCATAAGCCTGTTTGAAAAGAGCATCTGTTTGATTTTTGTCTTGGGTCGTGATCATTGTTTCGATGATCTCCTTCAAATAAGGCTTTAATTTTTTAGGCATTGTGGTCTTAACCACGGACACCCCTTTATATTTAAACTTATCAGTTTTGAATCCCTCGTCGTCGATCATGTGCAGCACATAGTACTTCTTTTTTAGAAAGATACCTGCATCGCATATAGTTTCTCGTTTGAATACGAATCTTGGATCTATACTTTTCAATTCAGAAGTCGCCCAATCGCTCATCCCATCATTGAGATAATTTTCGATATAGTCACAGTACTCGTAAAATTTAGGATTGATAGAATCGCCATCCATCAAGGATATGCCATAATTTTCCAAACATTTCAATGAGATGTATACGCTGTCAGTATCTCCATAAACAATAGAATCCTCTAGAATTTTTTTGGAGATTTCAGGATGTCTGCTTAAAACAGAATCAACGAATAGATCGGCTGACTTTTTAATTACAGCCTGACCTGTCAATGTAACGGATGATGCTATATCGTCATCTCCCATCGGGGCATACGCATTTCCCATGTAT